AAGAAACTGTATATTTCTTCTAGACAAAGAGAAGAGTAAATCAGACGCTAAGCTTCGTTATAGAATTAAATGGAACGGAAACACAGTATCCTTTAATGTAGGATATCGTGTAGACATAGATAAATGGAGCCCGGATGGTCAAAGATGTAAGAATAATACAACGCATTCGACTAAGAAGGTGCATTCTTCTGTCATAAACAAAGCTATACAAAGCTATGAAGATATATGTGATAACATATTCTTTATATTCGAACAGAAAGAGATTATACCTACTCCGGACGAATTTAAAGACGAATTTAATCAAAGATTAGGAAAGAAAGTTAAGAGACAACGAACGCTCTTTGAATACCACACAGAGTTTATGATAGAGCAGGGAAAGGAAAGTCAATGGGAAGAGTCTACGTATAAAGAACACAGGACAATACAGAGAAGACTCAAGGATTTCGCTCCTGATCTTGAATTTGAAGACTTGACAAAGCAGGGACTCTCAATGTTTGTTGATTACATGCATACTGTACCTATCAACTCCAAAAAGAAAGGACTTAAAAACTCAAGCATAAGAAAAAATTTAGATAATCTTAAATGGTTTCTCCGATGGGCCACAGATAAAGGGTACAATAAAGAACTTGCTTTTACTACATTTCAGCCGAAACTGAAAGAAGTAAAAAATACTGTTGTATATTTGACATGGGATGAACTGATGTTAATATACAACTTTACCCCATCATCTACCAGATCGAATTTGGAAAAAGTTAAAGACGTATTTTGTTTTTGCTGTTTTACATCGCTACGATATTCTGATGTAGCAAATTTAAAAAGAAGCAATGTATTTGAAGACTACATATTAGTAACGACTATTAAAACCTATGATACATTGAGAATAGAGCTAAACAAATACTCAAAAGCGATCCTTGAAAAATACAAGGACGAAGAGTACGAAAACAACCTTGCTCTCCCTGTTATATCTAACCAAAAGATGAATGACGGTCTTAAAGAGTTAGGAGAATTATGCGGCATAAATGAGCCTGTATCTATCACTTACTACAAAGGAAGTGAAAGAATAGATGAAGTATACAAGAAATATGAATTACTCACTACTCACTGCGGAAGAAGAACTTTCATAAGTAATGCGATAATGCTAGGTATTCCTCCAGAGGTAGTTATGAAATGGACAGGACACGAAGATTACAGAACAATGAAACCATATATAGCAATAGCAGATAAAGAGAAGAAAAATGCAATGGATTTATTTAATAAGAAATAGTCCCTGATTAAAAAATCGGGGACCAAAACAAGGACTATTTACGACTATGTTCGAATATTACAGAGCATAAAATAGATTATAAGAGTCGCTAATATAATATATGAGAACGATAGAATATGTGAGAATATTTCTCAGTATTCTCGTACCCACTACATACTACATTGAAAATAAGAGGTTTACAAAAAGAAAGTACTAAAACAGGGACTATTTCATTATTAGTGGACCTATTTTTAATATAATTCCGGAAAACCATAAGAAAAATAATCATAAAAGTAAGGCAGCCTAAAAAGCTGCCTTTTTTACACAAAAACTAAATAGATAAGCGGAAGTATCCCCTGCTTTTAGTAATTTCATTGTTGACACTGCAAATATATTATATTTCTTCCAATTTTGCTCTAAACTTCCGGAACATATCAATGGTCGGGTAAAAGGTTGGATTCTCCCAGTTCTTTGAGATCATCTGGATCATCGCCTCTATATGACTTTTGCAGTCTATTACTTTGATGCATTTGTCCAAAACTAGTTCGCCTTCCGGGTAGGTCTTGTTATTTAATGTATTCTGAGCCCACGAGAGCAACTCTCTGATTGATTCTTGGTCGTATTTATTCTCTTCTGCCATCTTATTGAGTTATTACTAGCTTTATATTCAAAAAGTCCAGAATCTTTTCAATCTTCTCTTGTCCTAAATTCGTTTTTCCGTTAAGAAACAAGGACATGGTACTCTTTGTTACTTCTACATGCTCCGCAAGATCCTTTGATTTGACATTGCGGAGTTTCATTGCCTCTTTGACTGACTCTCTTATCATTTTAATCAACATATTCTATCAATTCCACTTCTTGCCCAGCCCATTCATTTGCCCATTTTTGCAGCGTATCTAAATCTGTATGCCACATTACATTTGTGTAACTATCTTGACCTTGGCACTTTGCTTTTTCCGGCCAGTCAGAGTCCTCTTTTATATACTCTGTCTGTATCCCAAACTCAACATTTTGTTTAACTTTTTGTCCACCTCCGATAATTTTGTAAATTGCTTCCATGATCTTTATTTTTCTTAGTTGTTAATACGTTGTTTCTTATTTTGATGTTACAAAGATACGAATAGTTTTTGTAATACCAAACTTTTAAGACTAAAAAGTTTCGATTATATCAAACTTTAACATTTAGACATAAAAAAGCCCGGCATATTGATATACCGGGCAATTCCATTATAAATACCATACTAAGGATTATTGATCTTCATTTATCTTTTCGTCCAGCTTCTGGTGTTGTTCTTCTTTTGCTATAGCTATTTGGCGGCTAATCTCATCTAAAATAGATTCAGTAACCCGATCAACCATTGAATCTAATTCGTAATTAGAGATATTGCACAAATTGTCATCATCAAGTTCTGAAATATTAAATATTTGCTTGCTTGAAATTCCTCTTTTATAATACATTGTTTCCATACGTCATTTTATATAATAGTTTGAGAAAAAATGATGATTCAAATCTGGTTGAAAATAATGTTTTCTTTTAATCCAAACAAAACCGTCACTCTTTGATATTATCGCGACATCAACAGGTCCTCCTACGGTTTCCTCAGAAGACATCATCCGTCTTTTTAAGAAAGTTAGGGAAATAAGACTTTCTGCCATTTCTGCCATATCTTCCTTCTCTAAGTAGGCTACAGTATCAACAAGTGGGGAAATATATTGTTTACCAATTATATTATTTATAGCTTCATCAAATACTTTTCTTATTCCTGAAATATCCAGCTTTTCTATGGCTGTAGATAATATTGAATCTCCATTATTTGCTTTTATCGTATTAGAGACTAGCGTTGAATATGCGTTTAACGATTTAAAAAACAGGTCACTTACAAAATGCTTAACACTAGGATCGATACCTGTCAAAATGGTCTCCATAACATCAGTTTGAGCAAAAGGGCAAATCGCAGCCATATTATTTTCTGATATAACTGCTTCTGACTGTTTGTCATAAGAGTATTTCAAAAAACCATCAAAAGCTGTTGAAACATTGATAGATTTTAATGATGGGAAAATATCAAATTTACCATAACCAACAAATACCAATCCTGTATATCCTAACAGATTGAAACTAGACTTCAAAAATGAAAAAGCTGTTTGTTTTGCATGCTCGTATAATTCCGGAGAAGCTCCTGTATGATTTACGATATAATTATATAATTCATCAAGTATATCTATAGAGTACTTTTCAAATTTTTCAAAGGTGTATGATTTTAACCCTTCACAAGGTTCTGATTTATCCAATTTTTCTTTTAAAGAAGATAATTCGTCTTTAATCGTTTTAAAAAGATAAGGCTTATTAGAGTCTGTGACTTCCCCACCAATTATAGCTATCGCCTTTCTTTCTATATCTTGATAAAGCCTAAAAATATGCATACGAAGGACTTTTCTTTGGAAACCTTCACTACAGAAGAAAGAATTATCAGATAAAAATTTAATGAAATCCGAAATGTAATCCGAAACAGAATTAAAATCCTTTTCTTTTAAATTGTCCCTATATAGTTTGACAATCACATCCCAAGGAGTCCCTAAAAAAGACGAAGAACTATATATCATTACCGCTATGGGATGATATTTGGATATTGTTATTATTTTATTGGCTTGATTTAGTACTTTACGTCCTAATGTTCCATTTATTGTTGCTGCGCTATCCGCAGCTACAGCAACTGCATGTTTATTTAAAACTCCAACTATCGCTGTCATATATTATAAAATTGGTGTACACAAAGATATATAATCTTTTTATTTCAAACAAATATAATTCAAAATCTAATATATTTTATATACATAACAATATAACCCTCGCAATAATCACAAAGGGAATCAGCCAATACAACCACCTTTCTAGGCGTTCCATAGCATCACCAGCAGAAGACGGCAGAAATCTGAATGATACCGGTCGTCGGCTTGATCAAGCAATATGTCCAGCTTAACGTTTCTCATTTTCGAGCACTGTTTTTATTCGTTCTTCAGTAAATCCAAATCGGGCGGCAAACTTTTTGAAAGCCTGCATCTTGTTGTTAGGGATAAGAGAATACATACTATTAATGGGAGTATCACTCTTTAATGCTTTTTGCACTTGCTTCTTTTTCATGGAATTAATGTATTAAATGTTTAACCTTGTTTTTACAGCAATTACACTCACATAGTAATGACTTCGCGTATTCCCATGTCTTTTCGATGATATCATCACCAATATACTGAATTTCTTCTCCATATGGATCAATGCCAAACGCCTGGCAGATATGGGTGGCCATGTGCCCGCATTCATGCCGCCAAGATTTGGCAAACTCCTTTGGGGACGAAGTAAGGGCAATGACCATTACTGTTTCCCGGGTCCCGAAGTTGGAGTAAGTAACTCCGGTATTCAAATTGCCGGAGCTAATATTCTCATACGCAGTACGAAGCATATCACCGTCGCAGCCGATGGAATGCATATTATCGAGTATTTCCTCTGTATAATATGTATCTACTGCATAATATACCATGCAGTTCCATCCATACTTGGGTAATGCAAACCGTTGTCGTATCATTCATCAAAGCATTTCGTCCCACTCAATAGGTTCTCCGGCAGCAATCATTGTCGCATACCATCTTCTCATCGTTGTTCCGTCGGGAGCATCAGGATCATCAATTGTATCCTTTATATAAAGAGCCAAATGCGCTTCATCGGGAATAGATGACTTCAGATAATCCGCCTTACCCATGTTGGCTACATACACATAATCATATAGCGCATTATTTTCAAGCTTTATGCCATAGCGGGTAAGCAACTCATCTACTTTTTCTTTCGATATCGGTTCAATCCGCTCTTTTTTACCGGTAGAAGGATTAAGCTTTTTCATGAGCGACACTGCAAACTCGCACATTTTCTTATTGAAATGCCAACCGAAGTTAGACAAGTAAGCTTCCATTTCTTCCGGTCTTCTATCTCTTATATCCAAAGGTTCTCTCCTCATGATTAAATAAAGTTATAGGGAGCAGAAATGATCCACCCCCTAATTAAACATTAACGATAACGGGAATAGCGTCCTGTACCACGTACACCGCGTCTTTCGCCATAGCCGCCACGACCGGAACCGCCACCATAATCACCACGTTCGCCCATCTCGTCATAGCGGTCGTCGTCATCGTCATAATAACGTTCACGTCTTCCCATGCTTTCACCACCGGATAATTCTTCGATGCATTGCATCAGCTTACCACCGTATTTAAGCATCTTTTCAGCGTAGTCGGACATTTTCTCGACCTTGCTCTCGGAAATCTCAATCATCATCATACTATTGTTTTTTAGAATTGTTACTACCAGATGCCTTTTCAGAAGACTTGAAGAAATCAGCCATCATAGCCTTCAATTCGCTAAGTTCTTGCCGAAGCGCTTTATTTTCCGCTTCCTGACGCTGGCGTTCTGCAAATTCCGGATTAAGTACCTGAAGCATCTTGTCGCATGACTCCATGACGGAACGATGATGATCGACACTGCCCAATATCTCCGAGGAGCGGTTGCGCATGGCGGCAACTTCTGCATTCATCGATTCCCTTGAGCCGGATATTACCATATTCCCACCTCCGGGAAAGTTTGCATCAGCAATGTCAGACATTGCAGGTATTTTCTGAAATGTAACAGTTTGCTCACCAACCTTGATGGTCACATCAACCACCATTCTAGGAGGCTGTCCATAAGGGAGAGGCTGCTGCATAAACTCAGCAACCGGTGTAGAAACTCCGGAGACGGAGCCAACTTCTATGTATGGAGTGTTATCCTTGTGTAGGATAAAAAACTCGCTGTTTACTCTTAGATTCTGAAAAGGCATAATTTATTAACTCTTTAAAGAGCGGGATTACTCCCGCCCATTATTTTAAACTACTCCGGTAAGAATTTGCAATGTGTTGCTACCTGATTCGTAGTAGCACAGATAAATTCCGGTACCGGTAATATCCGAAGCAGTAACATCTGCGCCGGCGATCGTAGTCAGTGCTTGAGTAGCACCGTTGGTATCAAACACTACCGGCAATGTACCGGTAGTACCGGAAGGGATCGGCTGTGCCAAACGGAACAGAATCAATCCGCTAAATGGAGCAGAAAGGAACGGATGATTCCGGAAAGAGAAACGTACGTTGGTAGTACCTACGGTAACACCTGTACTTTCCAATCTGGGAATACCATTCTTATTTGCCATGATAAAAGGACTAATGAATGCCATATAATGCCTCCTTCCTTTTATCCCCAACCATTAAAATTGCCCCATGCCCCAATACCATTGTAAAGACCATACTGAGCTGCAACGCAAGAAGGAATCCCTACAACCGGACTATAAGGCACCTTCGCTACTTCCGGCTGATTACATTCGATTTTTGCAAGACGAGTACTCAAATCATTTAAAGCTGCACCAAGAGGAGCCGTTGCCTGTCCGACAATCTGAGAGGTCATAGCAGAACTCTTAAATGTGCTATTCTCCTCACGAAGTTTATCAATCTTGTTCTGCATTTCACGCATTTCAGCCGCACGCTGGCCGGCAAGAATCTGCTGGGTGCTATCCTTGATGGAATTTTGCAGATCACAAGTCTGACGTTGAGTTTCATATGCAACAGAAGCAAAGCCTCTTTCCTGACCAGTCGCAACACCGTTAATGGCATTTTGCAATGTGTTCGTTTGCTGACAGATCGCCAAACGGTTTTCGCAGCAACATGAAGCAATCTGTTGAGCGATCTGACAGTTACCCTGCTGGATAGCATTGATAATCTGCATTGAGCTTTGACCAACCTGATTTCCTACCTGTTGCACCTGTGACATCACCCCATTGATAGCATTCTGAACCTGACCGATTGAACAGTTCAAATTAGTAGCCAGATTGTTGATTGCCTGTCCGTTCCCCTGAATTGCACTCATAAGTAACTCCCTTCCTGCATCGTTGTTAATTAAGTTAGGGATACCGGCTCCGGCAAATCCACCACCGTTACCGCCATCTCCATTGTTTCCCCAGCCATTGCGTCCAAACAATGGGAACAGGAAGAACAGGAAGATTATCCAAAGGAAAGAAGAGCCATCACCACCAAATCCGTTGTTGTTCTTTCCTTGCATAGCAACCAACAAGTTGGGATCAATACCTTTCTGTTGCAATAATGGAGCAAGCATAGCCATCATTCCACTACCGCCACCGCTCCCGCCTGATTCCGGGAAAACGTAAGTCTTTGTTTCACTCATATTAATATACAATTATAACACGGTCAATATTAACCGCATCACAAAAGTATATAATAGGAACTGCGTAAATCAGAGCTCATTTTCAAGCGATTTGCGAATATTTTGCAGATATATTGCAATCATTTTGTTCGTTGTTTTTCGACTCTCAAAAGTAGATATCAGGTAACGTATACTAGCTGATGTTTTGTGAAGCAAAGCGGCGATCTGTTCAGGGTACAGACCGAATTCAGTAAGAAAGAATACTACGATAGAACGGGCATCAACAACTTCCGTTACTTTACTTGTAGATAGGATCAATTCTTTAGAAACCTCAGTTTCTTTTCCGACAAGGTTTAGTATTTCGGCAAAAATCTCTGACTTACACATAGTAATTTAATTTTTTATTGTACTTTTGCCTTTGCCAATCAAACTTACGGTTATTGAAAGAACAAAAGCATGTATAGAAATGTTAAGGACATTATACCCCTGGCACTATCTATGCATGCTTTTGTATGTTTAAAAGTTTGATTGGCGTCAACTTTTAGTGTCGGGGGTTCTTTTTTACTCTATCCCCCGAAAGAGCTACATTTGTTACTGATACCGGCCTTCTACTTTACCGGTAACTTAGTGCTTAATAATCATTCCGAGATGTTCCTCGAATTGATACTGAATAATCAATTAAATCATTGTTGGCCTCCTTTCTTATCTAATATTTTAAACAAAAAAGATACATATTCATGA